GCGATTGAGAAAGTTAACTCCTGCTTCGCCTTGGTAAAAAGTCTCAACCTCATATTCTTGGCCGATCAACTCGGCTGCAAACACAATCTTCTTTGGATCAATGTTGCGATTGATGGAGTCGTCACCTCCATACATGATCAAACAGCTCATCGCCTCCGCTGGTGTCATGTTTCTACCCTCAACCAATGTCTCGCGCGCGGCGATATAATCGATAAGAGCAGTAATGAGCGAGTTGAAGTCAGCAGTCTCAGCGGAACCCGACCCGCGAGTGTATCCTGTGAAATATTTGCGCCCAAATTTGGTGAAACCATCGAGTCCAACTTGCGCATCAAGGAGCTCATTGATTTCTTTATGGTGAGTGGGGTCAAACGACGCCATCAACACAGCACGCTCAACAACACGCGCGAGGTACGCAACGTGCCCGTCAAAACGTGATGCGTCCGAACAGTTCGCCATTTTGGCTCCCTGCAGCATGGACGCGATGCGCGTGGCAGTTTCCAAAGGAGTTTTACCAAACGCATACCACTCTTGCTTCTTCATGATCTCGTCGGAAAAAGCATAAAGGTAGCGGGCATACGCGCCTTTCACCTCAGGCGTGGATGTCGTGATGGGGCGCGGGTCCGCACCGTCTTTCATGTTGGGTTCAGCCTTTTGGAACTCAGCAACACGTTCAGCCGATGTGAGGAGATAATCGTCATCATCGCCATCTTTCCAACCAACACGCACTTTCTTCGTTGGGAGAAATGCAGCTACCTCACCTTGCTTGAGTAGGTTCTGCTGCGATGGGCGAGCTTGTTTCTCATAAACATACTCGAAATCTTTTGGATGCAGCGTGTGTCGCTTATCCGCAGGAATGAGAATCGAAACGAACTCAGTAATATACTTGTTCAATTTTGGACTAGAAACAGGTGGTTCACCGTCTTTCGTTTCAAGATTCTTCTTGACAAACTTCTCGATGCGTCCGAAAACAGTTCGTTCATCTGATTCGAGACTTCGCATCGGCGAGGCTTGTGGTTTGATGATGGGAGGGCCGAATGCGTCCATCGGTTGCACAGCAAACGGATTGCTATGTGTGATCGCATCCCCATCGTTCTTACCGAACCAATACTGGACAATGCCTAGCGTTGGTGGGTAAACTTGAGCGGCGTTCTTCGGTATGCCACAGCGCAAATAATCAACAATTTGACTAGCTTCAGCAACTCCGAGCCGATCAAGTGGCAAGCCAGTCTTCTCATTTTTGGCTACCACTGATTGCACGCCAGCGGGGAAAACGCCAGCGCGCGACGTCTTGGCATACGAATGCCAAGCGTCGAAATACACCATTGGATATGTGACAGAAGTCCAAGAACCAAGTGGTGCAACAGACCGATACAAACCATCTTGCATCATGAGA